GTTTATCATGAAAAGGGTCGATCGCTCCAATTAGCCATTGTTTGCCTTCTTCGCTCATACCTGAGCGTTTAGCGTAATTAGCTAACAAGCGTTCTCCACGAGTTACTTTTTGTTCCATTGATCGTTTAGAATAATTTCGAAAGGGGCGCCTGCCCAGGCGCCCCAATCTGTGGCCTGAACTAACGAGGGCAGGAGGGTTCAATTCCTGACGACTGGGTGTACCCAGCCGCGTTACCCGGCATGCATTTACAATACTTGTTGGAAGGCGGCGATATACAAGAACTGAGGATTATTTTCCTTCTTGTAATTCGAGCGGCCCGCAACTTGGTACCCAATCTTAAGCATGTAACCGACTACTGCATTCCTCGTGAGCAATTCAGTGACTTGTCCACCATCGTGGTAGTCGTCATGAATTTTAGTGAGATGTTCGGTAGTAGTAGCATCAAGATCGTGTTCGCGTATGATAACAACAGTTTTAGAATGTGAAATTTGTTTAACTGTATCTAATATGCACTTCCATTGGACACAATGATGTAAAACACATGATATGTAGATTACGTCAAAGGTATCAATAGGCAAAACGTCCATAAATTGTATATCATCACTAGCACTTTCAAGATGTGAACAGCACGCTATCATTCCTGGTAGATCGTAGCCGGTTGTATGTTTGAATTTGAGTGTATCGTGTATAGCAGCTGTGATTTGTCCATCACCACATCCATATTCAAAGAAGGTTGATACAGTAGGGTCAACTTTAATTGCGGTTAGCATCTTCTTAATATGGTAGATTCGATCTTTACAACTGACTAAAATCTTTTCCTGTGGCTCACGTCTTGTAAACGCGATAGCAGGGCTTGCGGCCCCACCACTAGTGGAAGTAGTAGAAGTGGTTGATGTTGTAGAAGTGGTTGGTTTTTCATCAGCTTTTGCATTGTCATGTACTGTAAATCCATGAGGCGCATCCGGTGAATTCAATGTAACTGGTAAAGCTTTAGTAATAGTATGTGTTTGCATGGTTTCCGGATCAATCTCCTGTACCATTTCGTTATTAACTATTACATTGGGTTTATTTACTTCGACTAAAGTTGGATCAAAATTAGGGCATTGCAAAATATCTGCTAAAGTTGTACAATTAGCGAAGAAATCCTTCATTGCTTTGAGATCCCACTCAGGAGGCAAACCTAGTTGCGGAAATTCAGTTTCGTCGATGTCATTAGGATATTGGTCTTCGGAGGGTTGCCACGAATTCCAAGCACTAATCTGACAGACTGCACCTTGTGGAGAAGCCATCAACTGTTCTTCACCGATAATTCTCAACACGGCGCAGGCTATATAACCTACACCTGGAGTATTCTTATCGGTCAAGTAGTATGCTCGACTTTTCTCAATTAATTTCTGCTCTGGGGTTACTCCCGCAAGCGATACGGTTACATTGAACGCTCTGTTAGAGCGTAAGATATCACAACAAGAGTCCAATCTCCCTGTCCATACGTCTCCGGTGTAGAAACGTGACAAGAAAGAAACCGGTTCTCCGCGGACTGCAACATCGTGTTTAAAAACTTGACCTACCATTTTACCTACTTT